ACCGCCTGGAAATCATCCGTGACAATGGCCTGTATCGCCACCTTCGAATGCAGCAGCCGGGAACGTCCAATTACTACTATGACGTAATTACCTGGCCTGGCTATTTGACTGTGACGGGTGACATGGGAACCTGGACCTTTTCCCGAATAGCGGACATGTTCGACTTTTTTGGTGCCTGGGAAGGTGGAATCAATACCCATTATTGGTCTGAAAAGCTGGAAGCTGGTGCGGGCTGTTCGGCGCGCGAAATGCTGGCGAAAGAGTACAACCACGAAGCGTTTTGCAAAAGCCTGAAAGAGTCGCTTAGTGATTACCTGGAGGGTGAAGAAGGCTCAGAACAAGAAGAGGATGAAGACTGGGACGACGATGACGATACGCCAGATAGCGATAAAGCAAGGGTGCGAGAAATTGTTCGTGAATTATGTCGTGCTGAGTTTAACAACGACTTTGAGGCTTACAACGCCGTTTATGACGCTGATTGGCCTGAAAGGTTTAGCGCATGGGATATATGCGACGGCCTGACCTTTAAAACGTATACCAGCCACTTCCGCTGGATTCTGTTCGCTATCACCTGGGCAATCAGCAAATACCACAACGCGAAGATTGTTGATAAAGCGATGGGTACGTTTCTGGCTGTGAAAGGCTCTATCGCATAAATAGCATGATACGACTGTAGAAACTGAATGATTTCCAATAATCAACATTAAACCGGGGAGCTGATTATAGTTTCCCGGCCATGAGGTTATTTATGGCCGATATTACTCAAGAAGATGAATGGGTGATGGAAAAGGGAATTGTAGCGAAGATGTATATGACTCCCCGGCAAATTAAATCTTACCGGGAGGGACGATGGATCGAGGGCATTCATTATAAGAAGCACCCACCCGATCCAAAAGCTTCAGAAGGAAGGGCGACACTTCTCTACAACTACACCAGGATTAATAGGCTTGTCGGGGAAACTTAATGAATATGCCTGCTGGCGTAGAGCTGCATGGGAAAGGAATAAGGATTAGCTTTCTATATCGCGGCATACGTTGCCGCGAAGTTTTGCGGGGCTGGACTGTATCAAATAGCAATATAAAAAAAGCTGGCAATCTCCGCGCTTTAATTATGAGTGAGATTCAGCAAGGTAAATTTGACTATGCAGAGCACTTCCCTGAATCAAAGGCGCTTAAAAAATTCACCACGACACAAAAAATTAAAACCTTCGGTGAATTATGCAAAGTTTATCTTGATGCCAAAAAGCTTGAGGTGTCAGCTGCCTCATACAGAGGCGCAGAATCACGTATAGCAACACTTTGCGCTATCGTCGGAAGTAATACGCATATTGCGGATATTCAGCATACCGACCTGTTGAATTACAGGAACGCGCTGTTAACTGGTAACACCTTTAGCGATCATGCTCCCTGGCTTAAAAGAAAAGGTCGCGCTGTATCCACTGTCAACGGCCTGATGAACAACCTGACTGCGTTGCTCAAACTGGCGAACCTGAGCGGCTTTATCGAGCATACCCCTCACGAAGGTATAAAGATGCTTAAGCGCTCCAGGAGAGACCCGGATCCGCTTCTCCAGAGTGAGTACGAAGGTTTCATAAAAACGTTATCTCCTCGGTATGCTTTGCTCTGGACTACAGCTATCTTTACTGGCCTTCGGCATGGAGAGCTAACAGCTTTAGCCTGGGAGGATGTGGACCTTGATAAGGGTGAGCTTCACGTCAGGCGTAACCAGACGAATGAGGGCCTGTTTGTGCCTCCCAAAACCGAAGCGGGGATCAGAACTGTAACCCTACTTGAACCTGCGCTGAATGCTCTACGCGAACAATTCAAGCTAACTGGCGCATTAAGCAAAACTGAAATCACTTTCCATCACCGCGAACATGGTTTAACTGAACAACAAAAACTGCGGTTCGTGTTTATCCCGCCCAAAAACTGGCGCGGGGAAACGAAGTATTATGGCTCTCAGTCTCTGGGGTATAGTTGGGAGGCGGGATTAAAGAAGGCGGGAATCAGGAGCAGACGCCCTTACCAGTCCCGCCACACGTTCGCATGCTGGCTTTTAACTGCAGGAGCTAATCCGTCTTTCATCGCAGGACAGATGGGCCACGAGAATGCAAAGATGGTTTATGAGATTTACTCGAAGTGGATCGGAGAGATGGACCGTAACCAGGTGGAAATGCTGAATAGTAGTTTTTCTAACGCTCTGTCCCAAGGGTGCCCCAAACGCAAGGTAGTGGGTATAAAAAGCGTTTAA